TCGAAATAGTTAGTCCTGAAGCTGTCGTACATCTCGAATATCTGCTGCTTTTCGTCATCCGTAAGTTCTTCGCCAAACATCTTTACGACGTCAACAGAATTCATCCTGTATTCGGCTACAGCCCACTGGCCATCCTCGATATAGTCAATGTCACCGTTCATGTCGCAATCGAAATACAAAGGATTAACGACCTTCACCTTTGGCTCCCCGTTCTCTTCGCCTACCCAGTATATCTCCCATCCAGAGATCAACCCGTGCTTCAGTCCCTTATTGAACTTATTCCTTATGTCGAGACTCTGAGACAGGTACTGTAGTAGCTGGTTGCCTAAGCTCTCTACAGGATCCTGATATTCTCTGGACATGTACTTCTTTATCTCGTAGGGTAAGTCAGGAGGGAGAGAACCGTCAGGCTGCATGACAGACTCTACAAGCGACTGCTTCAGCATCTCAAACTCCGCCTGCTCCCGTCGCGTGGTAGCGTCGGCATTGACCGCTACAACCTGGTGCTCAAAAGGCCTCTTATATTCAATGCCCAGGATGGCATTAATCTTGCGAGATATGATGTCCCTATTCTCCAGCTGGGCAGGAATCTCCCCTACGTTCTGCCGCCACGGGTTTGTCACATAGACAAAATCTTCGGTGTTGAGCTTGTTGCCCATCAGATCGTAGTTGACTCGCATCTTCACCCTCCTTGAGTCCATGTCAGCCCAGATGTTCTGGTTGAGGGACGCAGACGAAAGCGAGTCGTAGTATTCTATAATGTCCTTGTACCACTGCTGCTTATGGGCATTCTTCTGCCGCTGCGTTATGCGGTGGTCTGTTACGCTATATTTTTGCATACTTTCTTCCAATTAATTCTGCAAACTCCTTGAAAGTGTTCCTCTCGTCTGCAGATCCATAAATTTTACCCTCAGACTCCTCCTGGAGCTGGATAATAACCATGCCGAAGGCAATTACTCGGTCAAAGTTTCCTTTCTTCGGATTGTATTTAATCAGCTCCTCCAAAAGACCCTTAGAGTAAATATAGTCAATATTAGTGAAAACACGGCCATCTTCATCGACCTCCCTCTCCATTAGTAGCCAATTCTTTATGTATTTGGCCATAGCATCCTTTATCTGGGCATTCATGTGGATGCCAAACTTCCTCGATACCCTGGAGTTTTTGATAACCCCCGATAGTACCATGTCAGGTTGTTCACACAGGAGGTGCTCTTTCCTCCTTCGGGTAAAATAGGAGATGGCGTCTTTTACCATGTTTTCTACCATCACCTTAGCTCCATAGTACTCAGCGAGCATCTCTACTATTCTATGGCAATCGTCAGGGGAAGAAGGTCTGCCAATATACTCTGCAACGATCATGTCTCTCGACCCAACCGTACCCGTACCCTTATACACAAACACAGAACCAAGTGACGGGCCCTGGCTATTGTCCTGCACATACGGGTCATAGCCCATCTTATACAACCCCTTAGGAGAACCTTTGATCGGGTGCTCATAGATAACCACTGCGCCAGACAGATCAGCACTCCTTATCGGATAGTCGGTTATAGGAGTCAGGCTGTTAGTCCAGTCTGGTATGGCTTTTATCTGGCCGTCATCCCTAATTAGCGTCACAGGCTGACCAGCATTAGAAAACTTCGGGTTGACACGAAGCCTATTGAGCTGCGCAGTAAGCTGCTCTATAGGAAAGTCGTTTAGGTTCTTTACCGTAAACGCTTCAGAAGGAGAGAAAGGAAACTCGATGACGTGTGCGCCCAGGGCAGCGATACCGTTGGCCTGCATAGCCTTCTTCTTTCGCTCAGCCTCCTCGAATGATCGCGCCTCATCTATCAGCGAGTTTCCTTGTTCGTCTATGAATCCAGAGAGGTTCTGGTAGACAGGGAAGAAGTGACCGCAGGAAGTACCTTCGGCACCGTCATCCCAAATGTTCTCAACAGGCAGGAAGTTGTACGGGTCAGGGTTGTAGAACATATCGCTGAAATCCTCAGCACCCTCATCCATCTGAGAACCCGTACCAAACACGATAATAATGCCCGAAGACTGACCACCTTCGGTAAATGCAGGGAGTGTTGAATTGTAAGCCTTCTTCAGGATGCCACTCTTGAAAGCTCCAGCCTCCTCGAATAGCATCAGTGTGCCGTCCTTACCGCGGACACTGTCGGGGTCATTGTAGAACGTGCTGCCTACGATTGAAGACATATACCCACGTTCCTTCCTGACACCGTTGTCCATAACAACGTAGCCACTCTTGATCTCCAGCTGGCGATCGACAAGTCTCTTTTTAGCCCAGGCAGTGTTGTCGTTAATGTGGGACAGATACCTGTGAACCATAGCCATTGTTCCGTCAGGGAAGAGGAAGCTTTCATCCCAAGCACCAACAATAGACAGAGACTGCCGAACAGTGTTGTACGTGTTAGCAACAAGGGCGGCATTCTTGTAACTAAAACCCTTCCTTCGAGCCTTAGCTATTATCAAATGCTTTCCACCCTCGAGATATAAAGGCGTGACAGAGAGCTGTAGTTGCTTCAGCTCTTCGGGAGTACAACCCCATCGGGCAATCTCTATCAAGTGAAAAAAGTCATAGTCACCGTCGTAAAAATCTGGGAAGTCTATCTTTTTCGTGACAGCCTTCTTCCCTGACCTGTCTTTCCTTTTGATAGGAGCATAATTCAGGTAAAAGTAGTGGTGGCCAGTGATCTTTGCGCCACCAACACTGTAGCCATGAATACACCTGTCGAGCTCCTGCTGCCACCAGTCAACCCACTCCTGACTATTGGGCGTAAGATCAGTGTACTGACCATTCCTTTGGTAGTGCCGTGCCGACTCATTAAAGTACGACGTGTTGATCCATATACCGTCAGGGTTTCTTATCATAGCCTCTTTATGCTGAAGTCCATTAGTAGGTTGAAATTGGCTGTCGGATCAATAAGTCTTGGGCCTAATCTATAGGCTATTCCGCCAATGTAGTCATCATTGAAGATGTGCCGAATGTATGGTCCTTCATCGAACCTGTAAGAGATAGACTTTTTCGAAAGAGCCCCAGGTGTTTCGTCTATAGATATGGTGGCTTTTATGTCTGTCATGAGAGGGAAAGGGGCGTAATCGGTCACCTGGCTCTCAGCCATATTCTTGTAATACCCGCAAAGCTCAATGCCGCCTCGGTGAGAAAACCTGAAGTTGATGCCTACCTCATCCCCAGATAAGAACCCAACGCCACACAGCCTGTGCCAGTCCCACGTATGCTCCAGCTTGTCAATAAATTTGACATTACAAACCATGTGGTTCGGTGACATGTGTAGCGAAAACTCAGTAGGCGACAGCCTGTTGGTCTTTCCCTTAGCGGATTGATAACGTATCATTGCTCAAAATGATTAATGGTTTGACTTAGTGGTTTCATGAAACACCCTCCTCTCCAGACCCCACGTTACTCCATAATAGGTTTCTTTGAACGCCAGCGAGTCTCTTGTTGATAATTTCGATACTTGATTTATCGCGCTCAATACCAATTGGATTAAATCCCTCTTCAATCGCAGCGATAAGTGTTGTTCCGCTTCCTGCGAATGGATCAAGTACAATGCCATTTGGTGGCGTTACCAACCTGCATAGGTAGCGCATGAGCTTTGTAGGCTTAACAGTGGGATGGTCGTTGAACTTTCCACGCTCGCTTTTACTCGCTTTAGCACAGTAGAAAAATCTGGCGGCTGAGTTATTCTCGCTATACTCGACATTAGCCTTACCGCTTTTGGCATCAGGAAACAACCCTAACACCTCATCACTTCCGTCGTGGATTATATTTGAGGGGAAGCGACCCTCTTTGTTGATAACAGGTGTTTTTAGCCTCTCTTTACCAGAGCTAACGTTGTAATTGTTTGCTCGAATATCTGGCAAACTACCACCGCTAGTCATGGTTTCAGTTCCAACCCGACACCCGTCTATATTGATACCGCCAACACCCCATTTTAAAACATTCTGAGCAATAGTCCCGTCGAGCGGTTTGCGGGCTAAGGTGATTGGCTCCATAGCGGGCTTTATGGCACTACCCCAGCCGTCCCATTGTTTTGCGGATTCGGTGGCGGGAGCGGTTATGTCACACCCTCTCCTTCCAACGCCATGCCATCCGTCATCTGTAAGCCTGCTGTTTGCCCCTAGCCCCGATGTCGGGTCATGCCCCACTACCTCCCGTTTTGCACCAGCTTGTTTATCAATTGCTTTACCAACATCCATTGACTTCGGAAACCCCGAACCATAAAGCCATGCTATCATATCCCTAATTTCAAAGCCAGCGTCCTCAATTCTGACAGCCATGCGATGTTGGGTTCTTGTGCCCGCAAAAGCAAGCAGGTGGCCACCAGGCTTTAGGACTCTTAAGCATTCCTGCCATATCTCTACGCTCGGAACGTCATAGTCCCACTTCTTGCCCATGAATGATATTCCATAAGGCGGGTCAGTAACAACAGCGTCCACGCTATTGTCAGGCATGGTTTTTAGAACCTCTAAGCAGTCGCCATGATGTATCATTGCTCAAAGTGATTAATGGTTTGCTTTGCTTTTAGTTTTGGCGGAGCTGTGATCTCCTCATGCACTTTCCTCTCCAGACTCTGCAGATTGGCAGACATACCTTCTGCCTCCTTGATATACGAAGCAAACTCTTTGATAGAGAACGTAGCGTCCTCCCCCCAATCAGCAGATCGCATAATCGACGTCAGGTTCATCAATGCCTTCTTTGCAGCCTCCCAAAAGACGTATGTAGGACTGCTGGAAAGCATCAGCTGCTCATAGTATTCGATCGCCTGAGAGAGCCGTTTGCCTATTTTGATCTCTTTGCCGTAAACCATATCCATAGCCTTGGAGACCCTGGTCGAATACGGGTATACAGACAGAGTCGATCTCGGATCCTTTACCAGAAAGATAAACATGAAATCCCTCTTGGCAGCAACCTTCGATGCACTGCTGTCACTGTCCAAGATGTCAGCAAACTGCTTATGCAGGGTGACCTCTGGAGACACCTCGATAACACCGTCTTCGTACTTCAGCAAGCTTATCACAGCACGACGTTTGCTTTGAAAACAATAGTGTGCTCGAGGTTTCCGTTGGCCGAGTTGTACGCATAGATCGTCTTCGACTGCTCCCCAGTAGCATTCGGAATAAAGGTAAAGCTAAGCTTACCATTCTTCATACCGTGGACAGTAGTGCATGACCCACACCCAGCGCCAAACGTGTAATCACCGTCGGGAAGCTCAACCTCCCGCTTGTTGGCCGTAGCTATCTTGACAGTCCCTAAATCAATGTCGATCTTCATTTTACTTGAATTTTGGGTAACAACCGCCAGAACACTCATCAGCACAGAAAAGCTTTGCTGGCATACTGCATCCACAGTGGACACACGCACCGTTTGCTAAACACTGCTGGTTACAAGTCTTCAGGCGATCTTCAATCTGCGCCATAACGCTCTTTCTAATCAATCGGGAGTATCCGTTACAATACAGGTGGTAGCGCCACTCTCCCGTCAGGAAGCAGGTGATGTCACTTAGCTTCAAACTTCGAGAGCGTACTTTCGAGATCAGCACCTTCATAGATGTCGAAGACAGAAATGATCTGATAATCGTAAGCATAAATGACGAACATTTTGTTTTCCTCAGCGAGGACAAATTGACTGTTTGGGTTTGGAATCCAGCGTGGGCCTGCGTTCGTTTCGCTTATGTCGATCTTGAACTGCAGCTCCACCTGGCCGAGACGAACGACAGAGCCTACTGGCGCATGGGGGTTCTCACTTAAAATTACCCCAAAGCCTGTCACCAGCTGCTGCCTTCCTACGGCGTTTATTTGAAGAGCTGGAGAGGTGTTCTCTAATAGCCCTATGAATATCCGACCACCAATCGGCTTCTCCAAGCCATTGATTAATTCTGGGCAGATAGTCTTCAATCTTTCTTTTACTTGCAATGCTTGCATTCTCTGTGATTTTTATTAGCTTTTTAGCAAAAAGGCGCATCTCCTCCTCAGGGAATGTACCGTTATGAAAGTTCCTTGCACTGACAACTGCCATCTTAAAAGAAGTGATAGGCTTCTCTTTCAGTGTAACGAAGTTGACAAGCTTTATCTCTGTAGTGTCTGGGTCTAGCATACTTTTCTTCAGCTCCTCAAAGAATGCCTGAAATGCTTGGTTCCATTCTTCCTCTGTGTACTTTGAGTCAGGAGGAATAGAAGCCGACACCAAGTCATTGACCGTTACTCGCTTTCCCCTCATACTATGTTTAGTGATAGGTTTACAACTTCCTTGCTCGAAGGGATAAACTTCGGATTTACCCGAAGATCACCGTCTTCGATGAGCAGGTTCTTCTCTTTCATTCTACCCAGGTGGTTGGATAGCGCAGCAGCAGACAAACCCAGGGAGCGCTGTATCTTTCCCCGAACTCCCTTCGTGAATATGCCGTCATTGTTTAACTCTACCACCATAGACAAGATGGCTACCTCCTTATCAGTGATGGGAGAAGTCTTGCTCTTTACGGCCCCCCTAGCTATGACCTGCAGGAGCTCATAATATGTCTTACATATCTCTCCTCTTGACCCGAAGATTTTTTTCTGCATAAAAGCCTGCTATTAAACCGATGACTAACAGCCACCAGTTATTTTTCGTAATATTCTTGTCGACATACTTGGTTACAACTTTATCAACAAAAGACTTCCTGTCGAGAGTATCTATTATCGTATCTCTGACAATAATAGTCTTGGGAGGTAAAGTCTTTGATATAGTCTTGACTAAATACAGAGTATCCTGAAGACCTGGGGGACATACAGTCGTGTCAACAAACTCAACCGTAGTGGAGTCTATCACAACAACCCTTTCAACTACTTCAACGATAGTCTCTGGCTCAATTACCTTACACGACGGAAGTACGACCGCAAAGCAAGCCATAGCCATAAACCGAAAGCAGAAACCAAACTTAAAGCAGTCCATCCAAGCCATTTTAAGAATTTCATAACAAATGTAGCGATTTAATGTTGAAACTGTAAACAATCTACGTTTTTTTTACACAATCTGCAACATCTTGGTCGTATTCGACCCCATGTATAGATAGGAATTCTTTGTGTCTGGAGGAGAGAAAGTCATAATACTGCTTCTTGTCCCCATACTCTGTATGGCATGGCCGACATAGCCCCATAAGATTCTCGATCACATCTTTACTTTTAGAGCCACCCATCCCTTTGCAGTAGATATGGTGAATATCTGTTGCTGGAGCTCCACAGACCTCGCATTCGTAGTAGTCGAGGTTCAGATTAGTAGTATAGATCGTCTTGTGTTTCGTCATCGTCAATGTCTTCTTCGTTTCCAGAATTGTCAACATAGTCCATTATGTCCCGAGCAAGTTGCTCAGCTTCTTTCTTATTCAGGCCGTCAATAACCAAAGCTCCAAACAAGTGTGAAACAACTACAGCTCCTTCATACGGAACGCAATCAATAATCACACCAAGGCTTATGTCTGTATGGTGCAGTATCTTTCCACGCATAGTTACCTGAAGATCGTCAGCGAACACAATGTCGTGTCGGAGAGTCCTGATAAACGGCATGCCATCGTACACGCTGTAGTCTAGCATTTTTTTTATCGCAATTTATGGATAACTTCGCAAAGAAAAAACATGATCTGGAGTCTACAGCTCAAAAATGCCGAAATGAGCGGAGAGCTATATATAAAAACAGAGCACGGGCCTGCGTGGCTGTCTGTCAAAAAAGTGCCATCCCAAGAAAACGTCTGGTATTTTCGTGGTGGGACAATCTCGCTGATAAACGATGTTTGGTCAGGGGGAATAGAAATTAACCACCATCGCTATTTTATACGCCCCGATGGAACACTTAAAAAGAAGTCAGGAGGGATAGCAAATGTCAATCCTTACTTTTTTTATAGGCGTGATAAAAAAATTTTTTTCAGGCTATGGGAAAATGTTCTGATAGAGATGGACGACGTATTCAAAGATGAGTTAGAGTATAAAGGCGTGATTTACAAGCTAAAAGGACGAAAGGTAGGAACACTGAAGCCTGTTAGATCGTCTAATTCGCTGTCTGAAGAAGCTGTCGAAAGAAGAATTTCTAAGCTCTGAGAAAAATTTTTTTAGCCAAAATCAAAACCAACTCAACTTTTGTCAAAAAAAAATTGTTACTAGTAAGTGTATACTTACGGCTGTATACTTACTGCTGTATACCTACAGTGATACGGTACACACCTACAGCATACACAAAC